AACAGCCAAATCAATTAGAGTGTGTACCCTAGCCATACTATCCATTTGTTTAAAAATTCTAGTTGCAGGTGCAAGCAAGTTAGCAATGTAAAAAGCGTTCTTGGTTTTGTCAGCGTACTTATCATAGAACCCTTTAGAAAATGGGTTGTTAGCTAATTCTTCAGTCATACGTAAATGACTAGAACCAGTAACAATATCTAGTATTTCTCCTGCTATTCTACCTTCTTCCATATTCATTTTAATTCTTTTATCACCTGAATAAACATCTTTAAGCACGGCTTTAATTACTGGCATGTCATGTTCCATAAGAATTTTAGCCATATCAGGTAAAGTTGAAAAGCCTGCACTGCCTAAATAATTTAATTGAGCCGCATCTCTCATTACTTTAACTGCCATCATATCCCATGATGAAGGGTCTTTACGCATAACAGAACCAACAACTCTGTCGTACATGTGCTGATAATTCATACGAACTTTATCTACTTCTATTGTATCAAACCCTTTGCCATACATTTCAATGTCAATGTCTTCCATAATTTCATCTAATTTTTTGTTGTTGTGTTTCATAGCAAATTCATAACGAGGAGCAACACGTGTAGTATAAGCTTTCATTACAGCCATTGGATCATTAACTATAAAATCAAAAACTAATTTGTTAGGGATATCAAGTTGTCTGTGTTTAAAATGTTTTGACTTTCCCATACCATAGTATTGAACATTTTCACCAGTAACGTCTTTTTCTGCAATGCCCATTATCTGATCAACTGCATTCTTTGCACGTTGAGTTATATCTATTGGGTTTAAACTGGTATCTTTAGTTACAAATTTCCCATCTATAAATTTAGTAACAGAAGGATTTTTTTCAAACCAATCATAAAGTATCTTTTCTAACTGTGGCCTATTTGCTGTTATAGCTTCTCTATCCCAATAACGAGCAAACATAACGTCATCATTTTTTGATTTCATAGGTTGAGCTTCATCAAGCTGTTGTTTAGTAACATTTATTTCGTCATTTAATCTAGCTCTTTTTCTAAGTAACCCTTTGTATTTTTTAAACAACCAGTCTTTTTGAAATGGATTCTTTCTTGGTAAAGCAAAGTTATCAATATCATTTTGTATTTTTTTTAAACTATCTATTTGTTTAAAACTTAACCCTTGTGATTCTTGCAAGACTAAAAATCTTCGTTCTTGTTCATATAAAGATTTTAGTACGTTAGTAAATTCGTACTTCTCTACTTCCATAATTTTTATTTCTTCATCAAGTTCTCTTACTTGCAAATCTTTATATAATAATTGTTTTTGAAAAAATACTTTATTACCTATAAGACCAACATCTTCAAGACGTTCACCCCATGTAGTCCAAAACTTAGCCATAACTTCATGAGCTTCTTTCTCTGCGTCATTAAGAAGCTGTTCTTTGTTAATGTATTTTTTGTTAATGTTTTTAGCCCAAGTTTCAAATCCTTGAGGGCCACCTGCTATGTCCATAAATTTACGTTCACCTTGATTAGTAGCTCTACCAAAAATTCCCATCAATTGATCTAATGCCTTAACCCATTCTCCGTTACGCATTGCCGCCATTTGATAAACAGAATTACCTTTAGATATACCTAATTTATTAGCCATGTTAGCAACACCACTATCAGAAGCTAGATCATACATATATTTTTTTATTGCGTTAGGGTATTTTCCTTGAACAATACTTTTAAACGGAGTGGCTAAGAACTTTGTATAAAACCAATTATTAGTAAACCAACTATCAGCTATCTTGTAACCATCAAACGCATCACTTTTATTATTTCTTGCATCTTCAATTGTTCTAAGATTTATTTCAGATTCAATTTCTTGATGTGATTTTTTACTTTTCATATAAGATTTTACTAAGTTAATAATTCCTAAATTAGGAATTGTCTTATCTAAATCTTGTTCTTTAGCATGCTTACCAAAACGTATAATTTCATAATCACCTTTTGCAATCTTGATATCTTCCATAACTACAGTTTCACCCATAGCCTCACTTCTTTTATTGCTAGGTAATGCTTTAGATTTAATTTTAAAAACAATAGCATCGTCACCACCTACAGAATTAGGATCACGTTTGCCACCAAATACAATATCTTTAGCACCAGTGTAACTAATAGCGTTATCCATATCAGATGTAAGAGACACTCCAATTTGTTTGTTGCCAACAAAATCATCAGGCGTAGCTTTTATTATTAGGTTTTGTTTTTCGTCTATGTAACGATCTAGCGTTCTTCTACCTCTAATAGGCATATCGTTAACTGGATTAATCCCGTCAGGAAACGTAGTCTTTTCATTAGTTCCATGATAAAGAAACTCTGGGCCATCCACTGCTTCATCACCTAACAAAGTTTTTTTCTGCACGTCATTTAATTTACTTAAAGTTAAAGGGCTAACTTCTCCAACTTCTTTCCATTCATCCCATATAGCTTTACCTTCTGGAGTTTTTAGCAATTCATCTTTCATTTCATTAATGCGAGATTTAAGCTTCTCCATTTTTTTAGGTAAGATTTCATTTGCCGCATTTAAAGTTTCTTTAGTCTCAGCACCATGTTTACGTTTTGCTTTATTAATTCCATCGCCTGCATCTAATGTATCTAAATCATCAAGTATTGTTTCATCTAAAGCTTTCTTTACTTGTTGCTGATGTATAATAGTTTTTGCAGTAACATTCATTCTTCTTGCCGCAGGTATAGATACAGCACCACCTATTATTGTACCTGCTATAGTAGCCATTCCAACATTTAATAAAACTTCCCCTTCTGTATTTTCAGGATCAAATGGAGCACGAATAGCTTCAAGACCAACTTGCGTAATACCAACACCTGCACCAGTAGCTAAACCTCTACGAGCAATTAGACCACCCATTGATCTTGCACCTGCTGTTACAAAACCTGCACCTGCAAAAGGAACTGCTAATAAATTAATAGGGTCTAATATTCCTGCAACTAAATTAGCACCAAATCCAAATTCACTCATTGTTGCTCTTCGATCTCGGTTCTCATCAATAGCACGTTTAATGTCATCTTCTTCTTCTTGATTACGAGCTACAACCAAAGACGATTCATGCCCTTCATATCCATCCATAGATGATAGAGCATTAAAGTTAGGGTCTTGTTCTGCGTTTCTATATTTATGCCAACGATAAGCTGATTCTAAAATAGGATCGTATTGATAGCCTATTTGTGCTTGCCACAAATCTCCGAATGAAGATTCTGCATCTATATCAACTGCAAAATTAGAATTTATTTCATCTGATTTTGTTCCTGCTTGAACACGAGTACCAACATTTCTTAACTGTGCTTGTATTCTTTTCTTTTCTTCCTCGTCATCTTCAAACGGATTTATAATCATGTCCATAATATTATCCTAATATCATTTTGCTTACTACGTCTGCACGATCAGGTGTTTGTTTACTCCAAGCAGTGCTTGTTTTTTCACCTTTTTTATTAGTATTAAATAACATGTTTTCTTGAGCTTCTAGCAAAAAATCTTTTTGTTCGTTAGAATTAAATGGATGCTTTGATGCGTTCCTTATAGACTCCATAAATAAAGGCCATGCTTTGATACCTTTTGTTGACATAACATTTGACATGTCTAATTGAAATCCAAAACTAATCATAGCAATTCTTGTTTTAGCAGGAAGATTATTATAATCCATACCATCGCCTTTTAAAGCTTTTATCCATGTGTTTCTTATTGTTCCTACTCTTACTTTTAACACAGCTAATGCTTCAGGTTTTGTTATAAAATCCTTATCTTTAATTAAAGATTTTTCAGCAGACGTTAAAGATTGATATTGCATTCCATGACCAAATGATCTTAATTTTCGTTGTGATTCAATTTGCAAATTATCATCTTTAAGTATTGAACTAAATCCTTCAGCCACTTGCAAATAAGATATGGCATCTTCAGAAATATTAACTGAGTTTTTTTCGTAATTTTTTTCTATAGTAGCTGAGTTATCTGAAGATATTATTTCAGGATTGTTTCTTATTTCTCGTTCTTTTTTTAAAAGGTTTTGTTTTTTTAACATATCTGCTTTAAGCATAACATCTGTGTTTGGTGATTCTATTTTGTTTTCTATTTCTGCAATTCGTGCTTCTAGTTTTTGATCATAAGTCATATCACTTTTGTCATTTAATCTTGTTATAGTAGCGTCATCAATAGTAAATTCTAAAAACTTACTAGGGTCTGTAGGGTCTATAACATAACTAACTTCAATTAAATCGCCTACTACTTTTGTTGTTATTGCCCTATATGTTTTACTATTTTTATCCACACTCACTGGCATTAGATAAGTTGGTATTAACTTACTATTTTCAGCCCTTCTAATATCAGGTTTATCTGATGATCTAGCAAAAGTATTGTAATTAATATCTGATTCACCTAATGTTTG